CTGATAAGTTAAAGAAAGCCTGCGAGAAAGTATTAGATGACGCTATGGAGGGAAATCTAGCCGCATTTAACACACTGGCTGATAGATTAGACGGTAAGCCAGCACAAGCAATAGGGTTAGGTGATTTAGACGGAAACCCATTACAGTTGATTGGCAAGGTTAACCTGATAAAACCAGATGACAAAACCTAATGTCAAAGAGGTTGACTGGGACTTTCCTGAAAAGCTAGGCTTTCTGTTTGACCACTATAGATATAAAGTCGCTCACGGTGGAAGGAATGGCGCAAAGTCATGGGGATTCAGCAGAGCATTACTAACACAAGGTTCTATAAAACCATTAAGAATTCTATGTGCTAGAGAGATACAAAAATCAATCAAGGATTCAGTTCATCAATTATTATGTGATCAGATAGAGGAACTAGACTTAGGCCCGTTTTATACAATCCTTGCTAACGAGATAAAAGGACAGAACGGTACAACATTTGGTTTCACAGGTTTATCTGATCAAACAATCAATTCATTAAAATCATATGAAGGCGCTGATATCTGTTGGGTAGAGGAAGCCCAGACTGTTAGACGTAGATCATTTGATATCTTACTACCAACAATCAGAAAGAAAGGCTCAGAGATATGGTTAAGTCTTAACCCTGAGTTAGAAACAGATGAAGCGTTTGCAAGGTTTATAATCGAGCCACCTAAAAACGCTTATGTACAAACGATAAACTATTGTGATAATCCTTGGAAGTCTGAAGAATCAGAGGACGAGCGTAAAGAGTTGCTAAGGCTTGTTGATATCGGTGTAAGAGAACAGGACGACTATGATAATATCTGGTTGGGTAAATGTAGAGCCGCGGTGGCTGGTGCTATTTACTATAAGGAAGTTACCGAGGCCAAGTTAAAAGGCAGGTTAAGAGAAGTGCCTTACGATCCTATGCTAAAAGTCCACACTATATGGGACTTGGGCAGATCAGATTATATGGCTATCATCATGGTTCAGAAGGTTGCGTCAGAGATTAGAATCATTGATTACATCGAGGACAGCCACAGGACATTAGCCGATTACGTATTAACTCAAGAGCCTGGGCGTGAAGATTTAGATTCAAGAAAGTATCGATGGGGAACTGACTACTTACCTCACGATGGAAAGCACAAGACAATCCTTCACCCGTTGAGTGCTATTGAGCAGTTGAAGGCTTTAGGCAGGGACGTATATGATGAAGGCGTTCCAGACATAGGTGTAGAGGCTGGCATTAGATCAGCAAGGCTTATGTTCCCGAGAGTCTACTTTGATAAGGACAAGGCGGGCACATTATTTAACCGTTTAGGCCGTTATAAACGTAGAATCAACCAAGTGACTCTAATGGCTGAGACTCCATTGCATGATGAGAACGCACACGGCGCAGATGGATATAGATATCTATCTGTGATAGAAAGCGAATTAACCAATGATGAATCAGTAATAGACGATCCATACGCAGGATTCAGACGACAGGCATAATTATGAATAAGAAAGAAACAAAAGACTTACTCACAACCATGCGCGAACGGTTCAAGTTAATGATCGATGCTGATCGAGAGAACCGACAGAATGGACTTGAATTAATGGAATTTATAAACGTCCCTGGATGCCAATGGGATGAATACATGAAAAAGGAGCGTGGTGATCGTCCTTGCTATGAGTTTAATAAGCTGAGAATCACCTGTAAACGTATTATTAATGAAATGCGGGCTAATCGTCCTGCTGGCAAGGTTCGTGGTGTTGAGGGTTCTGATGTCGATATAGCCAAGATATACGATGGTTTGATAAGAAATATATACAATATATCAGACGGTGACACAGTAACTGATTACGCTGCTGAATATCAGGTTGATAGTGGTATGGGCGCATGGCGGATAGTGACTGAATACGCTGATGATTCATTCGATCAGGACATTAAGCTAGAGGCTATTCCAAATCCTTATAACTTATTCTGTGATCCTGCTGACAAAACATTGATTAAGAAAGACGCGAAAGACTGGATTCTTACAGAAAGGATATCTAACGAGTCTTTTGAAAAGCGATGGCCTAAAGCACAAAGGATTAACTTTGACTCACACGAGTTCGATGATGAAGAGGACTGGCTATCAGATGAAGAGACACGCATAGCTGAATACTGGTATAAGGAGCCGGTTAAAAAGGAAATATGGTTACTAGAGGATGGTAAGGTAATTGATGCTGAATCAGAGGAGGCCAAGTCAATACCGAAAAAGGCAATCAAGAATACTCGCACAGTAGAGACTGATAAGATAATGATGTGCATTTGTTCAGGTGAGTCTGTATTAGAAGGCCCGACTGAATGGGCGGGTAGCATGTTTCCGTTTGTACAGATATTCGGCGAATACTTTGTAATCGACGGGAAAGTATATTGGCATGGTGCTGGACGTTTCAGCATGGATGCTCAACGCAGTTATAATATCGCAAGGACTAACATAGCCGAAACGATAGCCCAAACTCCACAATCGAAATTTTGGGTTACAGCAGCACAGGCCGAGGGACATACAGACAAATGGTCTGAGGCGCATCAAAAGAACTTTCCTTTTCTGTTGTACAACCCTGATGCTAAAGCACCCGGGCCACCTGCAAGAATGGGTGCTGCTGATATTCCTGTTGCCTTAATACAAGAAAGTCAGATTGCATCAGATGAGATAAACATGACTTCGGGCATATTTGCTGCAGACGTAGGACAGGCCAATCAAGCGTCAAGTGGACGACAAGAAATAGCCAGACAACAACAAGGACAGATAGCCACCTTTAACTATCAGGACAATCAAGCCAAAGGCATACAGAGGACGTGGGAACTGCTTATCGATTTGATTCCGAAGATATACGACACCGAAAGGGAACTTAGGATTTTAGGCAATGATGATGCCGAGGATTACGTAAGGATTAATCAATTCGTCCCTGGTGAAGATGGCGAGATGGTTAAGATCAATGATTTGTCTATGGGCAAGTACGATGTCACTGTGACTGTAGGCCCGAATTTCACGACTAAGCGACAGGAGGCTACTGAGATTTACCAGCCAATGTTACAGTCAAATCCAGAGTTAATGCCTATTATTGGTGATCTTGTATTTAAGTCTATGGACTTGCCTTACGCTGATGATATTGCAGAACGTCTACAGGCTATGGCTCCGCCACCTATTCAGGCACTGATGAACGAGGGACAGGACATACCGCCCGAGGTTCAGCAAATGATGCAACAAGCCCAACAAGCCATGCAAATGGTTGAACAGCAAATGCAACAAGTTCAACAAGCGGCTAACGAGGCACAAATCGAGAAGTCAGAGGTTGAGAAGTTAATCGCTAACCTGAAGACAGAACAGGCCAAATTTGAGGCCAAAGTGGCACAGGAAATGGCTGGTATAGCCGAGAAAGATGCTAGGCTGACAATCCAGAAAATCAACAACGAAAGCGAGGGTGTTATCGAGGCATCAAGGCAACAGGTAGCAGGCGAGGCTCAACAGTTCAATGCTGCTATGGGTGAGGAAATGGCTAGATCAATGATAGCTATTCAAGAACTTGTCGCGCAGTTCAATCAGCACGCGGTTGACACAATGACACACATCCAACATGAAAAGGATGAGAAGCCCAAGGTTGTCAAGGTTGTGTCCCAACGTGTCAATGGTAATTTAGAGGCTGTTCCCGTGTATGCTGATGAGATAGGCGAGCCTGAAGGCAATGCATGAATATCTCGATCAGCCCAGAGAGGTATCGATAGAGACACTTACGCAATGTAACGCTGCGTGTACGTTCTGCCCGTATCCGACTTTAGAGCGGATAGGCAATAAGATGTCAGATGAAATGATTGAACGCTTGATAGTAGAGATGGAATCGTGGACTGAGCCGTTTTTCTTCAGTCCTTTTAAGGTTAACGAGCCTTTGCTTGATAAAAGAACTATCGGGATATGTGAGCAGGTTATTGAAAGAACTTTGGGCATACCGAGGATATTTAGCAACGGGACGACTCTTACACCAAAGAACATTGAGAAGGTTCACAAGCTGAAGAAAGTAGCGCATTTGTGGATATCTTTGAATACTCATATCGCCAGTGACTATAAGGATTTGATGAATTTAAACTATGAAAAAACCGTTAATAATATAGATTATCTACACAATGCTTACTTTCGGCATGATGTTGTTTTGTCTACGGTTGGCTATCCTAACGATGAATTTAAGGCTTATTGTGAGGACAGATGGCCCAAGTTTCGATGTGTCATAATCAATAAAGGTGGGTGGCTGGGTTATACCGATCCTGATTTAGACGTTGTTCCCGATGTCGGTTGTTCACGTTGGGAGGAACTATCTATTAT